CTACCAGAAAATTTAGTATCAATAGCATCAGCTGATGATGATTTTACTAGGGTATATAGTAATAACGTTATTAATCTTAAAAACAATATAAAAGATGGCGTTTTATATCCTCCTGAAGGAAGCATTTTTGAATTGAAATATCCTTCATTTGACATTAGCGTAAATACTTAAGAGGTTTTATAATGTATTTGATTTTAACAGCAAGCAAGGACACCTATGTTACAAATAGAAAACTTAGCTCAAATGATGGTAGATATGCTAATGTAGGCAAAGCCTCTTCTTTAGACTTATTTAAGTTGCAGTCGGAAAATAAATTAGTTAAACCTCAAACTGAACTACTAGTTAAAAGTATTCCTTCTAATGGAGATGACTTTGTTCTAACTGATACAAACGGGAATACACAAACATATACATATACAAATGGTGCTACTGACGCATCAAACAAATTAATTGGTTTAGGATTAGCACCAACCATTTCAGATATTGTTAACGAAACGTATACAGTAATAAATAACTCTGCACAAACTTTTGAAGCAGTTGAAAAGTCTAATAATAAAATAATTCTAGAACAAAAAACAGCAGGTTTTAACTCAGAAACATCAGCATCTTCAAACACTTCAGCAATTGAACTATCTAATTTTAGTATCAAAGAGTTTTCTAAAATATTGTTAAAGTTTGACTACGATAAGATTACACAAAATTTTGATATAACACAGGGTGAAGACTTCGGCGCTAAACTTAAACTTTTTGATATTTCAACAGGGCAAGTTAAGCCTAAAAACTTTTCCTTAAGTGTTTATCCACTTTCAAAGTCTTTTGATGAAGGAATCGGAAGAGATATTTATTCTTTTGGTCAAGCAGGTTGGTCTAACTTTATAACTTCTTCTAGAGATGAAAATACATTAAGTTTTAACAAATGGTCTCTAAGTGGACTTAGATCAAAAGGATCGAATGGTGACCTGAACATTGATATTATTACAGGGTCAAATAATATTAGTTATTCTAATGAACAATTATTTGTTAATGGGGATGAAGACTTATCAATAGACATAACAAATTTTGTCTCTGCGACACTTTCTAATCAACTACATAATAATGGTTTAGTGGTTGAATTTAGTAGTGTTATAGATCAAAATAGTAATACATATTTTGTCAAAAGATTTGGTTCAAAACATCTTAAAGACAAGTTTTTGTCTCCTCGTTTAGACTTCTTCTGTGATGATACATTTACAAAGCCTGATAACATTATCTACACAAATAATTCTACAAGAATATTTTTAGAAAATAAGCAAGGAAATTTTTATAAGAATCTTTATTTTACAGGAAGTAATATCCTGGATGCTTCCAAAAATCAATTAAGTGCTTCTTTGAGTTATCAAAACTTTAAGACAAGTTTATATGCAACACAGTCAATAGATTCAGCTGGTCAACAAAAACCTGGAATGTATTATGTAGACTTTAACTTAGACATGTTCTCTCAACCTTTGCACGGATATTTAACAGGATCAGGTGAATTAGAAGCTGATCTTAAGTGGCATATTTTAGTTGACGAAGATAATAGCTTAAACACCCTCATAAAAGATACAAAGATAAAAATATCTACAGGTAGCAATATTCCAACAACTGAAAAGTTCTTAATATCAGACATTAGATATAATCATAATAAGAAAGGTACTAAAGATGAAAAAATGTTTTTAGTTTCTTTTGTTGATACAATTGCTAATCTTGATGCAATTAAAATTCCTTATAGGCGAAAAGGAGAGAATTTAGGAGAAGTTTACTATTCAGTTTACGATGTAAACACTAATAAAGAATTAATTCCTTTTGAGTCTTCTATAAAAGGAACGAAAATGTCTTATGAAGACGGCGACTATTATTTTACTTTATATAAGTCTAGTTTGTTTACTGATAGACAAATCAAGTTTAAGTTTTATCTTAAAGACTATAATAATTTAATAATAGAAAATGACAAAATCTTTAGGTTCTAAATATGATTAAAAATCATGGTTCTACATTTCTAAAGGCATCATTAAAAAACAAAGATGCTATAAAAAGATCTTTATCCACAAATGTTGAGAAAAAAAGCAATGTAAACTTAGACTCGCTCGGGTTTGTTGCAAATAACTTAGAAGACAAGCTAACATTTGACGACTATTTTGGCATTTACAGTACTTCACAGCTTAAAGATTCAGTAGACTTTTCTAAATTTGAAAATCATACTTTTTATGATTCAGCAGAAGCAAAAGTCAATTATGCTTTTAGTAGAATAATTAATAATTTTCCTTTTGAAGGAACTTATGAAGATTACGAAACTTTTAAGAGAAACTTGGATGGTTTTACAGACTATGTCTTAGACAATATAGATAAAAATCTTGGTTATCTAAAGTTTGAAGGTGAAACCTATATTGAAGTAAAAGATCAAAGTGGAGCATTATTTACAACAGGCGATCAAGATACAGGTAAAAACGTTTTAGATCCTAAAAATAGCCAGTTTTCTTTTGACTTTTGGGCTTATATACCTGAAACATCGTCTACTGAAAATCAAATAATCTTTCAAAAAAAGTCAAATACTAATAATGGCTTTACTTGTTTTGTTGAAAATCAGCAATCTGATACAGCTGATATTTCATTATTAATTTCTAATTTAAGTAGTACTTCTACGCAAGCATACCATAACTTTATTAAAACATCTACTTCTGTAGAGAAAAATAAATTTAATCATTTGTGTTTTAATGTTAAACATAAACTTGGAAGAAGAGAAATTGATGTTTATCTTAACGGAGAAAAGCAAAGTAATGTATTAACAGGTAGCGGTCTTAATATAGAGAATATTGAGTTTAGAAACGATTCGTTACTCTTTGGGTCTGGTTCTGACCATGTTATAGACACAGGTTCTACATATAGCGGATTAAGTATTAATAATACATTAATGTTTTCAGGCGCTTTGGATGATTTTAGAGTTTTTCATGATGTTAGAAATCAAGAAACTATTAAAAAAGAGTTAAATACAAATATCTTTAAGAGGAATAATCTTAAGCTATATTATAAGTTTAATGAACCGTCTGGAAACTATCAAAATGTTAATGTTGTAATGGATCATAGCGGTAATTCTTTGCACGCTAGAATATCTTCAGCAGGAGTTGAGCAAGATTACTCGAGTTTAAGGGAAAATTATACTAATGTTAGTGTTCCCCTAATTTATGAGGATAACAACTTAAGCCCGGTATTATTTCCAGACTATTCTAGTACCATTAGTTTACGTAATAGTTTATTTAAGAATGCTCATATTTATGATCAAAATAACCCTAATTTAATATTTAACCTATTTCCGAAGCAATATTTTGATGGTCAATCACAAAAAGAAGGTTTTGACTCTCTTTACGGTAATATTAACAAGCCGCTTTCTTATAGAGAGGCTTTAGCAGGATCAGTTACATCACCTGCAGTAGGCAACTTTGTTTCTTTGCTGCTTATTTGGGCAAGATATTTTGACACTCTAAAACTATATGTTGACAATTATACTGAAGTTATAAATGTAGATTATGATAGTCTTCAAAACGATAAACCAGGATCAAGTGTTTTCTTACCTAAGATGGCAAAATTCTTAGGATTTAATTTTACTCAAATCTTAAATAGTCCAACACTAAGAAATTTAGAAGGTAAAGACTTACAATACAATAACTCAGAAGCAGAGTTTAGAATTAGAAAAGTTCAAAATGAAATTTGGAAAAGATTGTTAATTAACAGTCAAGACTTCTTAAGGCAGAAAGGTACTGCAGATAGTGCAAAGTCAATTATAAGAGCAGCTGGTTTAGATCCTGATATCTTCTATGTAATTAAAGAAAAGTCAGGAATTTCAACCATTAACTTAAACGAAAATTACAACAATAAAAAAGTTCTTCTTAAGTCATTTGATTTTAGTAGCAGGATAAATGATCCTGTTGAATTAGATAACTTAAATGAGCCTTCAACAAACAAGATGTTTCTAAGAATTGATAACTTAGTTAATACAACATTTGGAAATTATCCTGAAACTTTCTTGTCATCAAGTGAGGCAAATGCTCTAAACGATAGTGCTTTAAGCGGATCATGGGAATTAGAAGGATACTATAGATTCCCTATAAAAAATAATTTTCAATATGAATTAAGTCAAAGCTTAGGAAGAATCGTATCAGAAAACAATGCAGGAACAATAACGTATCCTATTTCTAATATTGTTATAAATAAAGAAAGTGCATTAAGTAAAAACGGTACTGTTCATTTTGTTTCAAGACCGTATGACGACTCAGATGCAGAAACAATTTATCTTTCTTCTAGTAATATTCCTATTTTCGATGGTAACATATATAGACTTTCTATAGGAAGAAAGAAAATAGAAAAAGGAATAAGAAACAAGTCAGAATACTTCTTAAACGTTCATAGATGTGGAAGTGACTTTAAGGAAGAATTTGTATTAAGTAAAGACTACTATGTTTTTGATGATACTACGAATACCCCTTATGATGACTTACAGCAAAAACATAATGCAACTTATAATAAAACTAACAAAAACTTTTCATTTCATGTAGGAAGTTATAAGTTCCACACTTCAGTAGGAAATCTTTCTGATACTACGTTGGGACAAACAGACAGGCTTGGCGAAATAAGTGGTTTAGATACACTTGCTACAAACTTCCAAGGTGAAGTATTTAATGTTAACTTATTCACAAAAAATTTAGAAGTTTCTGAAAGAGAAAATCACGCAAAACATATAAACTCTGTAGGTACAAGTTTACCTCACATAAACTATAATTTTAATGATTATGTAACAGGATCAAATCAGCGCCTCAATATTCAAATTTCTCCAATGTTATCAGATATTAGTTCGTCTTTCGATGGAACATACAATAGTGCAAAGATTTCAGATCGAACTCAGAACTTATATACTACAGCGTCTTTTGAAATCAAAAATTCTAGTTATGATCCGGAAAACGAGATATCTTCAAATTATTATCTCATGAGACAGCTGGATACAGTAATAGACTCAATGTCAGAAAACAATAAAGTTAGAATACTATCTGACTATTCAAATGAAACTTATACGTATGAAAGACCGTTTAATTTTAGTGCCGAGGAAGATAATAGATTTGTTGTAGAAATGTCAAATGTTTTAGTTCTTAATAGAGATATTACAACAATTATGTCTTCGTTAGATGAATTTAATAATTCTTTGGGCGACTCTGCTTCACTATTTGATGTTCAGTATCGTGATATCGTCTCTTTGCGAAACATTTATTTTAACAACTTAATTACACATATTGACAATAGAGCATTCTATTATTTATATAAATACATGGACAATCTAATAAGCGACCTTATTGGTCAAATGATTCCTGATAAGGCATACTATACAGGTCACAATTACACAATTGAGTCACATATATTAGAAAGACATAAAATACAATACAAATATTCACAAAATAGAATTCCTACAACATTTAGAAGCGGTCTAAATATTGCTAGAAATAGAGATAAAAATTTAGAACAAATTTTAGAGCAAAGATAGACAAGGAAGTATATGTCAAATTCATGCGAAATCATAAGTCCATCTAGAAGTTCAAAAGTTATTAGAGTCGAAGGGACACCACCTCACAACCAAGGATCTAATGATAAAATTGAAACAAGGCGAGAGAGTCTAAGAAGAACTGGTGATCTTGTCGCAATGATGTTTATAGGTCCTGCAGTATCAGAAAAAAAGACGTCTATTCCACTTGCTGATAGGACAATTAATTCTAGGTTTGATACTAAAGTTCCAGAAGTAATACAGCAATTTGTCTTAGAAGAGTCAAAGTTTAGTGATAAAGAACAAAAAAACGTTCTTAATAAAAAAGTAGAAAAAACAAATACTAAATTAGAAATTAGAAAAGGTGTAATTAAAACATCACAGTTGAACGATATTACAAGCTTTGGTATAAGTAATACAATTTCTGCTGTAGAAGTAGATATGTCTTTACTAGATAAAGGCAAGTATAAAGAAACACCTTCTATTTTTAAGTCACCGCCTGATCTAAATTTATTAGATGAAATGTATCTAAACGACAATGTTTCAGTTGAATATTATAGTAGTCCTAATAAAATATCTAAAAACGGTTTAATTGAGCCTCTCTACATAAGAGAAACATCTACATTTGAGTTTAGCGAAAAATCATTCAAATCTTCTTTAACGATTAATGATGTTAGAATGAGATCGTTTTCTATTAAAGAAACTATACATTATAGTGACAAAGGAATAGAATTTTACGAAGACAATATAGATGCTTTTGCTTCTCAAGGTAATACAGTAATAAATAATACTTTTATTGAAAGTTACAATAAGACAACACAAAAATTTACAGCAACAGCGTCTCCTGGAAAAACTCATAATAATAAAATTCTAGATATGTCATGGGTTTCTAATGACAATACTGCTATTGTTCCGTACGAACAGAAATTTAATACATTAAGTTCAGAAGAAGATTTCTCAGACTATGTTACGTTAAACAATGACGGAATAATGGAATACTATACAGAAAATAATGTAACAATAAGCAATCAATATCCAAAAATATTTGAAGACAAATTTAGCACCGGCTATACATATGATAGATCAAAAGTTCAAGGATTAAACTCAATTGCTTTTAATGACTATTTGGAGTAAGAGATGCCTGTAATTAGACAGAAAAGAAGCGGTAAAATAACTAAATCAGGTGCAATAACTATACTTCCTAAAAATCAAATAAAAGAAATAGACAATAAACAAGGAACAATTCCAGTCGATTTATCAATAAATGGTCACAAGCTAATAAATACAAATATAAAATTTGACGACTCGTTTAGAAATTATAACTTTGGTCAGCAGTATGAAATCAGTAATATATGTGAAGGATTACCAGAAGGTGACAGCTATGTTAATGATATTATTTCTTCTCCAAATACGATAGGAACTGATTCATCTTTTTCAAAAGTAGCAAATTTATCAAAAGTTTTTTTTAAAGACGCTAGACAAAGAGACAATACGCAAGTAGAGTTTAAGCCTTATAAAGAAGAAAATCAAATACAGATAAACAATAGCAGCGACTTTTATGTAAGTGGAACAAGCCCTTTAGTAGCTAATAATTTTCAGCAAAGTTTACAGTCAAGAGAGTTGATATCGATTCCTATAAGCGGTACTAACTATAGTAGTATTCTTAATTTTGATGACGCAATTATTGCAACGTATTACAAGCAAAGTGTAAGTACTGATGTAAATCTAAATTTTTTCAGCTATTATGATTTTGCTGAAAATACTTGGACGAGATTTAAAGGTTATATTGATAATGTCAACGACAGGACAGGATCGTTGACTACTGACTTTTCTGTTAGTAAAAATAATTTATATACAAATTTATCAAAGCTTTCAATACCTTTTTCTCCGAGTACTTGGGCAAAACCATCGCTTACAAAAGATGCAAGATTTGTATCTGGATCTTTGTCTTCGCCTATATCAAATTTTGGTTTTCCTTTTTCTAAAAAATTTAAACCTTTTGAAAATAACTTGCTTTCTATGAAAAACTACATAAACAAACCTTTCTTTTTAGAAAAAGTTATTTTCAAGTGTGTTTTATCACATTATTCAATTTTAATTAGAGACCCCTCGGAGTCTAATCAGCGAATACCTATTCCTTATACACATGGCATTAATTTATTTTTATTAAACGACAAAAAGATAAAGTCAAATAGAAAAATAAACCCAATAGTTAACGATACTTTAGAGACAAAATACTATGTAAGTGCAACAAGTAAATTTAGCACAGCAGATTTTACTGGTGAAAAAGATGAAGAAAGTATTAGGGAACTAGTAACATATGGTAAAGTTTTACTTACCACGACAGGTAGTGTTACTCTTCCTGATGATAGATCGACAGCTTCTATTGAAAACATTAAAAATCAAGCAGACTTATATGCTTATGTTGACTCAGTTAGCGATACATCTTCAATAGAACTGTCTAGAGAAGATATTGAAGTTGACATAGAAGTTCCAATTAGAACTGCTTTTAAAGATAATATAACTAGTTACATTCATAGAAATTTAAATAATGCTTTTTATAACGAAGATGATACAGTTTTTGTTGGCAACCCATATGGTGGCAAAACTCTTCTTGGAAAAGATCTAAATAAAAATTATATTACAAATAATGAAAACTACTCTAATATTCTAGAGTCAAAAAATGAAAATTGGCTGTTTGGTTCGAGTTTACTAACTGATAAACTAAATTTGTATGAAAGCGATAGCAGAAGTGTACCGTATATACTTCGTCCAGAAGATAATTTAGTTTTAGGGTTTTCATCATTTACTAATCTGTTTTATGAAAATGATACATATTCACTTACGTTTTTCAAAGATAATGCTGAACTAGTTCTTGTTGGGACGCCTATTAATGATGATAAGCCTAGATTTGAGTTTGACAAAAGATTCTTGACAAGCAAGAATTTAAGATCAGGCATTATAGGTGACAAATTTTTTACTGATCGTTTTGATACTGCACCTATTCATTTATATGCTAGCAGCTCAATTGATAAAATTATTGAATCTACAGGTAACAGAATTATCGACAGAGCTGTCTCCGGATATTATTCGAATGGCAATAGGGGTACTCACTTAAAAGCTGTAGAATTGCAAAATAGTGATATTTCTTTAACTGGATCTTTATTATCTGAAAAGGCTCATTTTAATTACAATAGTTTTGGTAATTTTTCTGATCTTTATTCGCAGAGAAAGTATACCAGTTATTTTAAGACAGGTGATAATGTTGTAATTTATCCTGTTGAGAAAAAGTTTTATGATGCAGATGGTAATAAGCTTCATCAAACAGGAACTTTATCTTTTAATAGTGACTTTAATGCTAAAATATCAACCTGGTTTGAGGAATCGTAATGGCAGGAATACTTGATAGAAAAAATAGAGTAATTGACTTTATTTTAACACCTGAAGGTTATAAGCAAATGTCATTGCATGATATTCGCTTCAAATATGCAACATTTTCAGACAGCAGCACAATCTATCACAGTGATAATAATAATGTTTTCTTGAGTGGCGCACATAATTTTCGCTTTGAAACTTCACATAATGTTAAAGATCTAGTTAATCCTGAGATAGACTTAAATAGAGGTGGTTTTTACAATATTGATTTAACTACTGAAGATAACTCTAGTTTTTATGCATATGATTTATTAGATGAAGACGGGCAAACATTTCTAACAGCTTCAGCAGAACTTTATAAAAGAATTGAAGACAACTTAAAAGAAAAAGATATTTTACTTACAACAGGAACTTTAGATTTGCAAAATATGCAAATATATTCTGAAAGTCCTGAAGCATTGTCACAATTTTATTTAGAAAGAAAAGACTTTAATTTTGAACTTCCTCCTACAATGTTAAAGCAAGATGTTTTTCTTTCTGAGTTTGAACTTATAAAAGATGATGCTAGATTTAGTAATAAAACAAATTTTCTTTATTTACCTCCAGAAAACTTAAATGGATCACAACTAGGTGTTTATACAAATACACAGCAAAGACTTAGTAAAATACTGGTTAAAAATAGCGTTAATGATTTAGAAAACATAGAAACAGCAATTAATGATTCTATAGAGAGTATTGACAGCAACCCGAAAATACAGAAAAAGTATTTTAACTTTACTAAGAAAAAGCTAGATCCAAAGTATCTTTTTCAAATTTACAGTGTAGATTCTGTTAAGAGCAAGATAGAAAAACTTGCAATTATTGATCATGGTGATAATCAATACATTGATAGACAAGGAAGAAGAAAGTTTAGAAGAGTATTTTCAGCAGGGAAACTATATAGAATTGAAAAGAACACCATAGAGCCCGGATATTTACAATCAGATCAGCAAATTAAAATTCAGTCTTATTTTGGTTTTGCTAATATTTTTACTATATCTTTTGAGGAATAACAATGGTATTTTTTGATTATAGCTTAATAGCCGGTAGCACTCAAGATAACGAACAAGATAGCAATGAAAATACAAATAATAACGCTGGAACTTTGTCTGAGGAACAAACAGCTAATGTTTTAAGAAATGCCTGGACGCAAGGCGGAAATATTGCCAATAATCCCTATTCTGTTTTTAGCAGAGATCAAATAAATGAAATTCTTATAATGATTAGTAATGAAAGAGAAAGAAGAGAAAATTTTCTAAGAACACTTTCAGCTAATATAGGAATTTTTACTGAAAACAAGCAAAGTATTTCTATTTCAAAAAATTCAGTTATTTTTGACCTTATTGATTTGGAAAATACTACAGTCAAATACAATAAAGTCTTGAATGATGAAGGTATCATAACAACTATTAACAATATTAGACTAGAATTTGATACTTTAATTTCACTTAGAAATCGTTACTCAAGTACATATGGTTTCTTTTTTAATCTTCTTGCTGATGCAAAAAACGTTAACAAAAATAATAAAATAAAGATCTTAATGGAAGCAAATACAAATGATAATAGAATTATTAATACATTTGAGTTTGGCTTTAATAGCCTGGCAAGCTCAACAATATTAGATCTAAATAGCGAATTAACCTTAAACATTCCAAATAATGCTGAGTTTACTAGAAACATATATGTATATGAAGTAAATAGTATCGAAGAGGTTATCGGCGAAGCAAAAATTAGCTTTGGTAACAGAAGACTTAATATAAACACAAATCCTTTGTTTTAGAGTAAACTATGAGCAATATTTTATTAAATTTGAATAGTATAAATAACATACCTGAACTTACAGTTACTGTTAATAAAAACGATTCTCTTAAAGATACTATTTTTAAGGCACAAACTAAAAATAATTTAAGTGATGTTTTCTTAGACGATGCAAAAAAAGTAAAAAATGATATTTCATTTTTGCATGGTCTTGTAATAGAAAGGCAGCTAATAACTAAAGATGAGTCTTTTAGAAATTATTTTGTCGTTACGCTAGAAGATAATGACAAAGAAATGACTTTTAGGTTTAGAGATAGCGAAAACTCAATTAAATATAATATTCCGACAATTAAGACTTTAGCAGGCAATAAAAAGTCTAGTGTATCATATAATGTAAAATACTTTTCATTTCAGACAAATCTTGTAAACTTATCAGATATAAAAATTGAAGAAACATTAATCTATAAACATTACAGCAAGTATAAAACAAATCTAAGTTCTGGAAAGTTAAAAAAATTAGTCTCTCAAATAAAAAAAAGTAAAAGCTTTCAAAGTCTAGATCCAGTTTTTTATAACATTTATGAAGTCAATAGAGATGCTACAAGGCCTGTAAAAATTAATAATTCAGTTGAACAAGTCATTAATATAAAGTCTAACTTAGTATCTAATAAAAACAGTATGCTACTTGAAGTTGATTTTCTAAATAGTTCAATTCTAAGATATGATATTGATATTAAAAGTATTAAGTTTATATCGTCTAAAAAAAGTATTGAGTATGTTATTAAAGAAGCAGACTTTAACAAAAAAGAAGTTAAGTATGACTTAAATAAAAAGAAAGCTTATTTTAATTTACTTAAGAAAGAAACATATGATTTTTACTTAAATAACTATAAATTTCTTAAGTTAAAGGTAGATTTAAGAGTTTATGCTAAAAATAATGACAGTATAATTAAAAATAAAACTGAAACATTTATATTGCAGGACGAATAATGCCAATATTAATATTACCAAATACAGACTCTTTAGCATCAGCGCATTTAGCTGACTTAAGCAGCTATTCAAGCTCAAAAGCAGATTTTACTGTAATTTCTCTACACGATGCTTCACCTGACTATGTTAGTTTTAATCAAGACTACTTGTCATTTTTAAGTAAAAGTAGTTTATGCCAAGATGCTATAATTAATAAGTTTTATAAAAGTTACGATCAAGAAAACTTTCAAAGTAATATTGAAAATACGATAAATGAAACTAATGAAATTCTAAACCAATTTGAAAATAATATTCTTTACGGAGATAGAAAAAGATTTTCATTTTTCATTTCATTACTTAAAAACTCACAAAACTACTTTTCAGGTTTAGAAACTAGTTTTGGCTACGCATTAAATAAACTAAGTTTAGATACAAGACAGCTTAGACAATTTTTTTCTGCCAATACAAATGAAGAAACTTTCAAAATATTCTATAGAAACTGCTTAGGTTTTAATCATAGAGATGATGTAATTACAAATCAAATAGATGACATTGAAAGTATTGACGATGAAGAAGTTTATTCAATAACAGAAAACACTGCTGTTTTGTCGTTAACACAGCTACTAAATACAACCTTGTTTCATGGTAATAATAAGTCCTTGACACACAGTACAAATTTATTTAATCAAACAAGGTATAATGACGACAATAAGTACTTAACTTTTAATAAAAGAGACTCTAAGTTTATTAATACAGTTGTAGGAAGTGTATTTAACTCTGTAATTCACTTAAATTATTTTGATAGTGATATTCTTAATAATGAACTAAATGAATCATTTAATATAGAGAGAACTAGAAACGCTTTAAGCGAAAATGTATATTCAAATGAAGTATTAAAAACAAACTATAGTTTTCAGCAAAATACATTTTCAAGTGATAGCCTTACAAATAGACATGATGATTTTATTTCTTTTGACATCTTAAATCAAGATGTTCCTGAAAATTATCAAAGATTTATGAAGCCAGTCTTGCAGGCAAATTCTGCAATTACTTCACTAGGAATTGTAAGTGAAGAAAATGATTTTCAAGATAGAGTACCTAACTATAGAGGTCAATCTGCAAAAACATTTATTCAAAACTCTAATATAGAAATCAATAATATTCTGTTTGGTACAAATGTTTCTGAAGAAAATGACAACTTGTCGCGTTTTATTCAACTAACAAAAAAGAAAATATCTGGTGCCAGAAGAAACTTATCAAAAATATTCTTTAATAGTCTGGATAATAATAGTTCTTTGCTCAATTTTATTTTTGAAAAGTCTACGGTAAACAACGGTATTAAGTCAAAACTTGGTGTTGCTCACACTGATACTAATAATAGTTTAATTAGCAGACAAGAAGAAAGTACTGCTAAGAATTTATTTATTTATGATAATACAGATGTTTTTGAATCAAATAATTTATTATCATCTAATGGATTTACATATTTTACTAGAGGAAATCTTGAAGATCTTCAAAATGTAGTTGATATTCACAACGAAGAAAAGATTAATATTGAAAGTCTAATTGATAACTATTATCAACAAGAAATTAATAATTCAGAGATATATAAAGATATTCTAAACTTTGCTTCTGAAGGTGTTGGTAATAGTTTAATTCGACACAATGAATCAAATAAGTTTAGTTATGGTAATTTACCTGTTCACTTACTAGAAGAAGTTGCGTTTATAACTAGATTTACAGGAAATACAAATCATAATCTAGAAACACTTACTGATAATCAAGAAGAATTTAAGAGCAACTTTGTTAATTTGCTTTATGCCGGCGTCAATAATAAAGATGCAATTAATTCTTTACTTAATAGAATTCCTGAAAGCTTTAGAAGTAAAGTAAGAGTTGAGAATGAAGCAATATTAGACTTTAAGGACTTAGCAGATAAAATAGAAAGTAAAGACATATTTGATTTGCTAAATATTAATACACCCTTCACAAACACATTTGGTCGATCAACAAGAGTTAACCTTAAAAACTTTATACCTACAATTGATAATAGTCAAAGACAGATTCCAAGAGGTTTTACTAGGGCTGAAGTTGATTTTAGAAGATATGCAAAGGACTTAAATTCTAGCGAAAGAAATTCAGATCAACTAATAAGCCCAAGATATTTTACAGTTTGTGGTATTCCTTTTCCAGATGTTTACTCTTCTAATAGATCATATATTAGAGATATTAGAATTATAAATGATCAAGATGATCTAGATAGAGTTTCTAAAAGCTTTGAAATTTTTTATAAACCTTTTGTAGGATTTTTGCTCAAACATGAAGGTGACTTTTGTGAAGTTAATACTTTTCATGAAATCGACAAGGAAAGAGGAATACTATCACAAATATCTCAGGAAGAAAATGGAATTATAAAATCATTTATAGACTTTTTGCAAAAATATTTTATTAAACTTAACATTAATCAAGTAAAAACAAGCGATCAAAATATTTTATCTTTTATAAGTAATAGTTTTGAAGCATACTGTAATATTGTTATTGCAAAGTTATCACAAACTTTTGAATATTCAACTGCAATGAATGCAGTAAAAATATTTTCTGAAGCTCCGGTTGACTTTATAACAGGAATAGATCCAAAAGATTTTTCTGAACAAATTATTGATATTTTGTCAACGTCAAATGAAAGTGATGGCACTGTATATTCATCCAATGGTTTCTTAGGAGGCGACGACTTTAATCTTACATCATCCGGGAGAGATGTTTACAAAGATGTAGGACCTTCACAAATACAAAGAGCAAGATCTCTTGCACAGGGTGGCTACTCAAATTTTCTTAAAACACCAGTGATTTGGTCTGCTCCGGCTGGAACAAATATTGGTCCTTTTGATATACAATCTTATCGAAATGCGCCTCTTTCTGAAATTAGAGGATTTAGACTATATCGTTATGAAAATTTTGGCGGCGATGATTTTAATATTGAAAGACATTTTATTCGTGCAAATAGAAGATGGTTGTACCCTTTTAGAGGACAAGATGGTGAACAAGGTCTTAATGGTAAAGTACCTAGGTATCAAATTTCTATAAACTATTTTAATAAATCAAATAATCAGAGATTTGTTAACGGTTGGAATGATAATGACAACCAAAGATCAGCTATACCTGCATCAATTGATAATATTTTAAGTACATTATACTATCAAAATGAAAATGCAAAACAGCAATTTCTAAGTTTTTATAGACAAAATGATTTTACAGATGAAATTTTGTCCTTAGACGATGCAAATAAAAATTTTGTTAGAGCTACTGGGACTAAATTTACAGGAGGGGCTTTTCATAAAGAAATATTTACTTGGAATTCAATAGAAGCAAATAATTCAGGAATAAATGATCAAGAAAATAATGACAATGAATACACAGAAGATTTAATTCAAGAAGCAGACCAGTTTCTTTATGCAAATAATATCAAAATCGACTCTATTCTTGAAGAAGTGCAAAGTATGAGATTTTTTGATGAAGAAGTCTATATTTCTTATTGGTCGCAATATAATACAAATTATCCTCTAATTCACAAAAAGAATTACATCTTTAATGTTTATAAGGGCTTGGTTGAAAAGTCTTACAGGAGTTTAGCAGATAAACTAGAATCAACGTTTTTACCAGAGGTTACTAGTGAAGAAAACAAAGATGCTATTTTTAATGTATTAAATAAAATTCATGCAGGCGTTCTAGCTGAAGATATTTCGATTTCTTATTTGTTTGATGCATATCGGTATGCTTTTTTGCACTTAAATTCATATAAAAACTATTTAGAAAGCGAAATCGTAAACGAAGAAACTGGTGAAGTAGAATTTAACAGTGAAGAACTTCAAGAAGTTATTGATAATATAACAGACTTAGTATCTAAGCACTATGATAATCCAGAACAGTTTGAATTTAACGATTATATTACAAGAATTAATTCTGCACAAAATTCTTTAATTAAATTTTACTCAAATAACAAAATAGAAAGTCTACAAAATGCATTAAGTCTTAGTCGAAGGCCATTAAATAATAGTAAACACTTTAATGACGCTAATATTTTCTATAATGCAAAAGATATAAACAAAAAACCGTTATCTATTTTATGTGTAGGTTTAAGAGAAAACTCTGTAAGTACGTTAAATAAAATAGTTAAATTTCAAATATCTAAATACGACAGCATCGAAAAGAAGTATTCTTTACCTTATGAAGTTAAATTTAACTTTAATTATTTTGTTTCTGACAGTACTGGTTTTGAAAGTGATGTATCAAATTATATTGTTAAAGAATATAATGTTATAGACAAGAATTTTATAGAAATTGGCAATGAAAATTTAGCTATACAATATAATCATATTTACAGCTTTTTGGCAAAAAAATATTTATCAATAATATCGGGTTTTGGTGTTGATGAAACATCTTTGAAGCTAGACTTAGATAAGACAACAGCGAGAAAAGCAGAGTCGCCAAGAGTATTTACTAGTGACTTAGAAAATATAAATAATCATCTACAAACATTAAATGATGACTATATTGAAATGCTAGATGTTTCAGAAAATGTAACATCAGAAGATGGAGAATTTACTAATATTCTTGACAATATAGACTATAACGTTGAGAATGACGTCTATACAGACATAATTGATACTAACATTAAAAACAAACAAGACATTTATAAAAGATTAATACAATTTGACTACCAAAATATATCTAAAGAGTCTTTAGGCGAGATCTTTATGCCTAAGGAATTTACTAGAGTTTATTATATTCCTATTAGCAATGAGAATTTTAATTTTGAAGATGGTTTACCAAGACAAAGTAATAATTATAGTTTGAAAGTTAATGTTATTTTTGAATAAGAGAATAAATGAAAACAATTACAGTCTTAAAAACTCCTAAAGTCTCTATATCACAAGAGAATTTTATCTATAATTACTATTCTGAAAAAGAAGAGTCTATTAATGATAAAAAATTTATTGTTTTCGAAGGAGAAGAAGACTACTACTCTATTAGAACTATTGATGCTAGAGAAATTACTGAACCTCGTTTTGTTACTTTTAACTTAGACTTAAGCAGTATTGAACAATATAATTTATTTGAAACAATCAATGGAAATATAAATCTAGCAGGTCTTCCTGCTGTAGTAAACCAACTTCAAAAAATAAGTAATTTTGGTAGTTCTTTAGATAATCTATTTGATAAGAATAAAAGAAAAAAATATTTCAATGATATTACATTCTTAAAACAAAATCAGATTTCTGATAATGAAATAGATCTTACTTTACCAGAAGATAGTTCAGAACCTTATAGACAATTAGTCTCGTTTTATGATGAAGAAGACCCAGAATTAGTTATTCCAACTTCTGAGAATTCTAGATATATTAATTCTTCTAATCGAAGTAAAGAAGGCGAATTTAGTCTTTTCAAACAAAGACAGAAAAATGGCGATTCTACAATAATTGATAGAAGTATATTTAGAAGAATTAAAAATTCAAATAAGAAAATTATTTATTCGTATTTAGAAGATAAACAGTCTGAGTCAAATAAAAACTTTGGAACAATATTAAAGCAAAACGGTATAGGCACACTTCAAGAATCAGTAGAAGATTTTATACAAGACTTAAATCAGAATGAAATTGAGATTACCAATAGAATTTTTGACGCCGCAAGAAATCCCGGAAATTTTATTTTAGGATTAGGAAATATTCTAAACGATGAAATTCCTGAAATTCCTGAAATATCTGAGGAAAACTTGGGTATTGTCCTTAGAAGCGCAAATTTGTCTAGAAAACAAATTTTTAAAACAAACCCGAAAATTTTAATAAGAACGCTTGATAACTTAGAAGGTGAAGGTAATAATTTTAGAGAACTAAACGAGTTTGTCGTAGGAATACTAATCGATAAATACCGTTTAGAAAATAACAATAAGAAGTACTTATGCTCTAGATTTATTTCAGGATTAAAGCAGAGTAGCTATGAATTAAAAGATCTAGCAGTTAATTATGGTAAGACTTATATTTATGAAGTTAGACCTGTTTTACTACAAAGTTTTGTTGATGCGCCTGAGGATACGGGTATTCCTGCTAGAATTTTTTATCTTATACTAGGTAATAGAACCAGCTCATATGCAATAAAATGTGTTGAAAGAGAAAGTCCACTTCCGCCATCACATTTAGAACTATATTATAATCAAAATCAAAAAGGAATAGAGTTAAAATGGGGTATTCCTGCTAATAGACAAAGAGATATAACAAACTTTCAAGTATTCAGAAGAGAAAGTCCTTTTGAACCATTTAAGTTAGTCAAAGAGTATCGAAAAAAAGACGTCAATGTAGTTGATAACTCTGATTCTGGTACAGAAACACCTGAAAATACTTTAATTGAAAAAACTGACTTTATGAAATTTAACTACTTAGACAAAAATATAAAAAATAATAAAATTTATATTTATGCTGTTTGTTGCGTTGACGCGCATGGATTAAGTTCGGCATATTCCGCTCAAGTAGCAGGTAGATTTAATGGTTTAACATCTCGTTTAGAAGTGGATACAATATCTTTGGCAGGAGCACTAAAGCAGTATCCTAATCAACTTTTTCCTAGAAAAACTAAGTTTTATAACTTTGAAAACGATGTTATTTCTAATACACCTATAATTAGAAACAAAAGTAAGATGAATATATATTTTACGCCTGATTATCAGACAATCGACAAAGGTAGCGAAAAGATAAGTATATTTGATCCAAACTTATTAAATTACTTTTCAATAAGTTTAACTGACATGAATACACTTAGCACATCAAGACAAAATATCTATATAAGAAACAGGGAAGCATAATGGGATTTCTAAATCACTCAACATCAAATATTATTATTGATGCAGTTTTAACCGAAAAAGGTCGCGCATTATTAGCAAGAAATGATGGATCATTTCAAATTACTAGCTTTACCTTTGCCGACGACGAAGTAGACTATACTGCAATAACAAAATACGGCAACGTAACAGGTAAAGATAAAATTGAAAAGAATACTCCTGTCATGGAAGCTATAACAAATGATAAATACGCAATTAAACATCATTTAATTTCCATCGCAGGTAATGCTGCAGACGATAGGATTCTTTATATTCCAAACATAGTTTTAACTTCTCCAGCGACAACACCTATTAATTTATCTACTGCAGCTTCTCAAATTTCCAATGAGTCAACCTTGACCGTTAGAAGTCGACTATCAGAAAACTCTGAGAGAACTATTCCAGAGTCTGTCCAAGATACTTCATTTGAAATTATTTATAATAGTAGATTTTTAAGACTCTTAGATAGTAACAGTAATGTCCAAAGTGGAACATCTTTCAATGACAATTCTGGTAATGTTTATACATCATTAAGTTCTACTTCCACTGTTGCAAATACAGGTGTAACAGAGCTGATTTTTAAGCTTCTTCCTGAAAACATTAGCAATGAAACATATACAGAATATGGTAGCCCAGATGATAAAACTGTTATTTATACGCAGATAACAGTTTCTGGTTTAAGTTCTGGAAGAAGCTTAGTAATTCCTGTAACTATTAATAAAAACGAAATTTAATTGAGGTAAATAATGTATAATGCACCACAGTTTGCAAAATCTACAATAGGTCCATCTGACATTACGACTAACAAGTCCAATCTATATCAGCTCATTGATGTTATTTCAGGCGACATTAGCGGATCTGATACTAGAAAGAAATATGAAGTTTTCGTTACAGGCGGTCTAAGTATAAGCTCAGTAACATCATCATTATTTCAAACTGTATTTGATCAAAATTACAGCTTTCAAACGTCTAACCCTATTCTAGACTTGACAGTTGGTGTATTTAGTGGAAGTGATACGGTTGCTAGTTCATCAACTGGTCAAGATTCATCTGGAAAGATTTTATTTCCTTCGCAGTCTCTAATGATGAGAGAAAAAATCAATATTTATAAGCAACATGCACAAATTCTTTTAGGCGATCCAGAATCATACTTTGTTTCTCCTTTTGGAAGCACAGTTACCTCTAATAATGTTGAAAGAATTGATGAAGCAGTTTTCTTAAATGTCAAGCGCCTTTTTGTTAGAGACGGAATTAGAAAAGAAACTTTTGCTATGCGTGTTTACGCAACAGGTTCTACTGAAGCGAACAAGACAAACATTCTTTCAGCATCACTCAATAGCAGCGATGAAATTATCTTAACAGACAAGGCTTCTTTATCTAATAGAAGAATTTCGGTTTGCGGTGAAGTAGGTAACTTAGTTTATACATCTGGTGCAACTGATGTTAATGCGGGACTTATCTTCTACGATAAGGGTATTGTTGTTTTGGATGCCAAAAGATGTTTTAAGTCAGATCAAGCTATTTCTGGAGCAATTGATTCTGTAAATCCAAATGCTGAGGCAGAATTCTCTAGTGGAAAATCTGTAATTTCTGCGTCATTTATTCCTGATCTTTTTGTTTCTGCGTCAGTTGATGATGTTGTTGACCATTTAGCTATGTCAAGATTTGGTAATAGTGATTTAACAACTGCCGTTGCATATCAGAATAAGACATCAATTAACTCTACTCTTTATTTCTGTAGAGCAGCACCAGGACAATTTAATTATTCAACAAACCCGACATATACAGATAGTGATGGCAAGATTCGTGTTGTTGACGATGAAGATGATATGCCGTTTTCATATGTTACTACTATTGGACTTTATAATAGTGCTGGCGAACTTCTTGCAGTAGCAAAAACAAGTAGACCTATTGAGAAAAACCCTGAAACTGATCTTACAATTAGAGTTAGACTAGACTACTAAGGTTTAACATGACATTTGTTGAGCTAAATAAAACAAACTTTGATAACACGAGAATAAAAGTATTTCCGCAACAAAATTATGTTAGCGGTTCTTCGTTGTGCTTAAATACTAGTATTGGAGAATACGGGTGTGTTCCAGCTGTAAGAACTAGATCTAAGTCTATAAAAGAATTTGATAATAACTCAAACTTAAAGTCTACAATAAATGGTTACGAAGAAATCGAAGAAAATAAAAAAAGAAATAGAGGAACGCACCAACAAAGAAATCCGTCGCTAAATTACCTTTTAAGTCAGATAATTGGTCAAGGTGAGGTTATAAATAAATCACAATCAGACAATTATTTTTTTAAGATTAAAAGATCTACACTTACACATCGAAGACCTGAAGCATCAACAGATCTATTAGGAATAGAACTCGCAGATGACAATAAAAATCAAACATATAATAAAAATATTGTAATTAAAAATAATCTTTATAATAAATATAAAAAAATATCTAGCAGAGCTGAATCGTATAATCGTGGTTTTTGTAACTATAATACATTGAATTTTTTTACTTTAGGTGCTCACCCGGATCATATAGCAGACGGTACGACAGAGAAAAAAACGCATAAAACTTGTGTAGTTTATCCAAACCCAAATAACAATACATACACACCTTCTTCGATGACAGGAAATGAAGCAGAGTATACAATTTCATTTTGGTTAAATCCTAGAAGAACAAACGTCAATGGTTATGCATATAATCCAGGAACTATCATTAGCATTCCTGGATTGATTAATGTATATTTGGTTAAAGGAACGTCACTAGATGAATTTGGCTATACAGACAAGTTTAGACTACTTCTTGATACAAATGTTGCTTCATATAGAGATCCAACTGTTTCTTTGCTTTCTAATAGTAGTGCAACAGTTTCAAACTTTACTAGTATAGTAACAGACGATAACTTGCTTGATAAAAATAAATGGTATCATATTAGCATTGTCAGAAAAAATAGTTTAATAAGATTATATGTCGATGGAGAATCAGTTCTAGATGATGCTGATGATATAGAAAATATGTCATCTATTAGCTCTACTATTTCTCCGATTATTTATATTGGTAACAAACACGATTATAATTCAACTTCAGACTGGACAACTAACTATTCAGATTTATATGACTACTACTTTGGATCAGATGCTGCTTTAGAATTTTCTTCATTTGATAATGGAAATGCTACGGGTCGAGAAGATGCAATAGCTTCTTTTGGAGGAACACTTCCAGACTTTGAAGATGGCTTAGATGTTTCAACATCAGACTCTTTAGCGCTAAATGCTGAATTAGCAGATATTAGAATATATTCTTCAGCAAGGCTACAACAACAAGTCTTATTAGATATGAAGAACTATGTAGACAGTTTAACTAATGAACTGCATTTAGACTTAGTTTTTTATGTTCCGATATATTTTATTCCTGAACTAAGAAAAAGAAAAATTGATGTTATTTATGGGACAAAAGAAACTTTAACTATTGATGGTCCAGTAAATCCGTATTTGTCGCATAGAGTTTTAGGACACGAAGTATCTGTAGAACATTTCTTAAATGAATTTGTTCAAAAGTCAAGACCTTTTATTGAAGGCGTTGGTTCTGCTGATTTAGAAGGAACAACGGCAGATGCAGTTATAAATGTAGATGAAACAATTCAGCAAAAGATTAATAAATCATTTTTGTCTGATGTTGCTACTAAGACTTTACGTCAAAATAATCACATCTTACGTAATCATCTTTTATTACCTAATGATAACGGGAAAACATTACCAAGTTGGAAACTAATTGATGAAGTTTATCCTGATGCAAAAACTTTTGTATTCTATAAAGACATTTTTGGTAATCATGTCAAAGGTTTGGTTTCTGTTAATGAAATAGTAGATATAAGTAAAATAGAAAATACATCAGGATTGTTTAGTATTGGACCTAGAATTAGTAATTTCCCAAATGGAAGCTTATATAGAAAGAATAGAAAACCAGATAGCGATAACTTAAAAGAAAAAATATCACTAACAGGAAACATAAATCCAGACAATGAAGATATTAATAGTATTTTAGCATCTTTAACACTAAACAGTTCACTGATGAGAACTCCTAGTATATTACAATCAGCTAGCCCTATTAATGTATATAGTTATAATAATTTTTCATTACTTGAAAGACGTATTTTAGTACTCTATGAAATGACTTCTTATTTAGGTGAAACTTATAGTCCTATTTTTGAAATACCGAATGCTTTTTATAACGAAAAAGTTAGAGAAGAAACAATTGAACTAGAAGATAGAGATATAGCAGGAACTGCAGGTGCTCTTCAAATTAAGTTAAAAGATAATCAAAGTGGTGGAATGTATAGAGCTGATTGTTTGACGCCACATGCAAAGTGGAATTATGTCGGCAATGTATTTAGAAACGAAGGTTTTATTAGTCTTTTACATCCATCTTTAGCATCTTTTGGCGAATTATCTTTTGACATAAAATTTAAGGGTGAACATGGCCTTAATGTTTTTGAAATAAATGTTCCTTGTGAAGCTGGTGAACATAATGTTTCAATAAATAGTTCTTATAAAAAGATTAAACCTACAGACTATAATGCAGATCATAATGCTGACTTTGTTTTTATAGATACTATTAACTTGCATGATGAAAATCTTAATATAGTAGCTAAAGCTAATTTATCACAACCTCTATCTAAGAGAATAACTGATAAATATAACTTTAGACTTAAATTGGATTATTAATGCAGTATTATTTAGGGTTAGATATTTCTACTAGTTGCACAGGCATAACAATTTTGAATTCTGCAGGTATTTTAGAAGAAATGCTATATGTAGATACCAAGAAAGAAAAAAGTTTATTCTGCAAGGCTAGAATGATTAAAAATAAACTTTTAGAAGTATCGTCTGCTTGGAAGATTAGCGAAGTATTTGTAGAAGAAAACCTTCAAAGTTTTTCAACAGGAATGTCATCAGCAAGAACATTGTTACAGTTGGCTAGGATTAATGGTATCGTTTCTTTTTGTTGCTTTGAGATCTTTGGTTTAGAACCACAGTTTCTTAATGTTAACTCTGTTAGAAAAGAATGTCAGATGCCAATTGATAGAAAAAGCGGTGTCAAAATAAAAGAACAAGTTTTTCAATGGGTTAAACAACAATTACCAACATTTGATTGGCCAACAAAAATATTAAAAAGCGGGCCAAATAAAGGAAATGTAAAATTGATGGAATGTTGTTATGATATGTCTGACTCTTATGTGATAGCTTATGGTGGATATATTATAAAGAACAAAAGGAATCTGCTTGACTCTTCTACTGGAAAAAAGACTTAATCTAATTGAAAAAGCATGCGGTTTATCTAGAAGGTCTAAAGACGGCATTAACATCAATATTCAGTGTCCGTTTTGTAATAAAAAAAATGGTAAAACAAAACTAGTTATTCGCGTCGACAACCCTGTATATCATTGTTGGGTATGTAATAAAAGTGGTAAAGACGTTACTTATCTCTTTTCACGATTTTTTAAGAGGTATCTAAGTGAAGCAAAAGCTATCTTTACCAGTAAAAAAATTGTTCTAGACGAAGAAGAACAAAAAGCAGCTGAAATTTGTCTTCCAGAAGACTTTGAGCTATGCCCTAATATCACCAAAGGATTTAATCCAAATAAGCTGGCAGTAAAAAAATACGCTGCTTTTCGAGGCGCCTCCGTTCATAAACAATGGATGCTTAAAATTGGTGCTTCCGATACAGGTGACTTTAAGCGGGCACTTATTATTCCTTCGTTTGACGCTGATGGTGATCTTAACTTTTATACATGTAGAAAAATTGATGCTCTAACTGATAGCGGTAGAAAATATGTTAATGCTGAAGTTTCAAAAAGTGAGATAATTTTTAACGAATATCTAATTGACTGGTCAAAGCCACTAACACTTGTCGAAGGCCCGCTAGATCTTCTAAAGACAAATGACAATGCAACATGTTTATTAGGATCGCATTTAGGTGAAAACTTCAAGTTATTTCAGCAAATTGTTAAGTATAAAACAGACGTTTATTTAGCACTTGATTATGATGCTTATTGGAAAGCACAAGAAATAGCTAAATTACTAGCGTCATATGATATTAACGTTTGGCTTGTCAAAGCAGATAGAAATAAAGATGTTGGTGACATGTCAGAAGAAGAATTCTTAGACCGCTTAAAGAAAGCTGAACAGTGGTATGAAGATGACTTTTTGTTAAGAAAAATAAGAAGCCTTTAGATATTTATTATTAAATAGATTGAGGTTTTATATGCTAAATGAAAAGTTTAGTAGGTCTGAAGAAGCTGCGATAAGACGTATTATAAGAAAAGAGCTTGAGCGCAGTGAAAAAGATATTCAGCAGAAAATGCTTAAAAGTAAAGAACTTGATAAGACAATTGAAGAAGTCATAAGAGACATGCTCCAGAATTATCATAACATGTTTTACCGAGAAAAGCAGATAATATCTAGAAAGTTAAAGCGATAATAAGTTTTAATGATAGATATATAGCTATATACGATAAAAGATAGGAGCATATAAATGTCTAGAAGATATGCAACAACAGTAAATGAGCAAGCTGATGGTGGAGACGGCGCTGTAGGTCAAAGAAATGCTTTTGCTAGTGATATTCCAGGTCGATCAGACGCCGACTCAAAGCTCGGAGCTAGCGGACCAAGTATTTTTAATGCTGATATAGAGTCTCCAGAAGAAATTGAAAGAATATTTAAAAATCAACTTCAAAGCGTTGCTGCTACAGACCACCCAGACTTTAGCAATGGCGTCGATCTAAATTACGGTAAAGCAAAAATTGACAGTCCTTTGCTTAAAGGTGAAAAGTCACTTAAAGACTATGCAGCAACTGATGATAAGCCGCAATATGGTGCACCGAATATTACAACTGGAGATATGAATGCGCCTAGCGAACGAACTGATTCTTCTGACCTGCCAAGAAGAAATGCTGGATATGGTAGTAGAATACCTGGCGAATTACATGAACATGTCCCAGCAGTTACTAGAGATAGAATAGGATCTTATTTTAGCAACAATGATAGAAGATCATCAAATGGGCTTGGTGTAAGTCATCCAACAAGAAGATCTTAATAAAAAATGCAAAGATATGCAACAGCTAAAAATTCTCAGGCAGCTTTTCCTTTTGAAGGGCAACGTGATAAGATTAAATTTAGAAATAGAAATAATCAAGTTAGTGAAGATCTAGGTGTTTCAAACATTTCTAGATTAAGAACTCAATTTGATAATGAATTCCTAGATAGTTATGACCCTTTAGATGCATTTGAAGTTGACGCTGGAAACCTTAAAGGGAACCCAGACTTTTCTTCAAGTGAAGGGGTAAGTCTAAACTATGACAAAGATTTAGAAAAAAGAACTTATAATCTTGTGGATGTTGTCAATAGTGTAACAGATAAACCACAGTATGGTGCTCCAAATATAAAAGTATCTAAAGAGGCTACAATCGATCCAAATAGAAATAGAGATCCTAACGTGCTAGGAAAACGAAGTACTGCTTATGGTATTCGCTATAGAACAAACTTTAACAATAATGCAGGTGTTGAAGCAAAAGAAGACATGAGAAAGTATATTACCAGCGGCGAGTCAATTCATAATGGAGGAAGTATAAACAGATTAGGCATAGCAAATCCTTCAGGTGAAAGTTATAATATTGTAGATAACTAAATTTTTATTTACTTATAAAATAGAATATAAAGTAATATAATATCCTCATAAGCAGAATGAGGATTTAATGACATTTAGATGTGCCCATATAGCAGATGTTCATTTTAGAGGTCTTAAGCGACATGATGAATATCGTGCTGTTTTCAATACATTTTTTGAGAAGTGTAGAGAATTAAAACCAGATGCTATTTTTATTGGTGGAGATATAGTTCATTCAAAAACTCAAGGAATATCTCCTGAAGTTATTGATATTCTTCACTGGTGGTTTAAATCAATGGCAGAAATTGCACCTGTGCACGTTGTATTAGGTAATCACGATGGCCTTATTTTAAACCATGACAGACAAGATGCTATTACCCCTATAGTAAATGCAATTGGGTCTCCAAATATTCATCTGTATAAAAATAGTGGTGTCTATCCTATTAAAGATGGGTATAATTGGTGTGTATTTTCTTGTTTTGATGAAGAAGGATGGAAAGATGTCAAGCCTGTAGAAGGTGACATTAATATTGCAACTTTTCATGGTGGAGTTCTAGGAAGCAAGACAGACTCTGATTGGGATATTAGTGGCGAAGTTGCTGAAAGTTTCTTTGATGGATATGACTTTACTTTTCTAGGTGATATTCACAAGTTTCAGTATATTGATCATGAAAAAAGAATTGCTTATCCTGGATCAACTATACAGCAGAATTATGGTGAAGATGTTAAAAAAGGATTCTTATTTTGGGAGATTAATAGCAAATGGGATTACAAAAGCACATTCCATCAGCTTAAGAATTTACGTCCGTTTATTACTATTGACTGGAAAGATGATTACGATACAACAGTATCTTCTTTAAGGAATAAACCTAAAGGCGCTAGGTTTAGAGTTAGATCTGACGTAGCATTGACGCAAGCAGAAATTAGACTTATTTATTCGTATCTTAAAGAGAGTAAAGAAGCAGCTGAAATTGTTTTTAAGATTGACGCTAAAAAAGATTTTGCAAAAAACCAGTCTGCAAAGGTCAAGAGCTTAAATCTTTGGGATGAAAGCCAAAGAAATAGAATTGTAGAAAACTATTTTCAAGAAAGTTTAGATGAAGAAGTCTTAGATGAAGTAAAAGGTTTATTTGCTAAAACAATCGATGAAATTCCAGAAGATAGTGTTAAAAAACCTACATCTTGGTCCTTAAAAAAGCTTAATTTTGAAAATACTTTTGCATACGGCAAGAATAATGAAATTAACTTTGATAATATGAATGGAATTGTTGGTATTTTTGCTAAAAACGCTAGTGGAAAGTCATCAATTCCAGGGACAATTATGTATAACTTGTTTAATGGCACTGATCGTGGATCATTAAAAAATCTACATGTTGTTAATTCTAGAAAAGGTAACTGTAAATCAACAGCAGTTATTGAAACAAATAGTAAACAATATTCTATTGAGAGAAAAACAGTTAAAAAGCAAAATAAAAATGGCTCCGTTTCAGCTACAACTTACCTTGACCTTAAGAGACAAATTGATGGTATTACTGTTGACGAGTCTGAAGAGCAGCGCAGAGAAACAGAAAAAATTTTACGTGAACTTGTAGGAACTTCTGAAGACTTTCTTATGACATCCTTTGCTTCACAAGGTAGCATTAATTCTTTTATTAAAGAAAAAGCTACAAGTCGAAAGACAATTCTTACAAAGTTTATTGGTCTTGATATCTTCGAAGATCTTTATAAGCTGTCAAGAGATCATTACAATCTTCTTAAAGGACAACTTATGTCCAAAAAGCAAAGAGACTGGTCTAAAGAAATTGATAATGCTTATAATGAAATACAAGAGTTAGAAGAGAAAAAGAAAGCTTTCAAAGAAAAAGAGCTTGAACTAAAAGAGAAAGAAAGCAAGTTAAGATATCAAATCTCACAAGCACAAAATCAATTTGAAGGTATTGATATTCAGACTCTTGAAAATAAAAAGAATACGTTAAACCTTTCTATTAAGACGACAAGAAGTAATATTGAAGACCTTAATGATTTAATTGAGTCTAATAAAGCTACAATTCAAAAGCTTGACTCTGCTTTGTCTAAAATTAATATCGATGAATTAAATGCTGATAAAGAACGATTTGACGAAGCTAAGATCAAGCTAAATACTTTATTAAACGAACTAAGTAATAACAAGAAAGACCTTAAAAACTCAGAAGAAAGTCTAAAAATTCTTAATTCTGTCCCTTGCACTTCACCTTGCGTTAAAAATCCTGCTTTAGACGCTGGAATTGACCTTTCAAGTTGCAAGTTTATTTCTAGAGCACATAAAAGTGCAGAGCAAAAAAGCAGTTATGAAACCAACATTAGTAAACTAACTAGTTCTGTTAATGAAATCAAAGACTTTGTTAAGGACTTTGAAAAGATTCAAATTACTAAAAAAATTAAGATTTATAATGATAATGTTCTTAAGCTTAAAAACCTTAAGTCAAAAGATCAAAACTTTACAGAAAAACTAAGTCTTTTAACTGAAAATCTTTCTTCCAAAGAAAAGGACTATAATAGAGTTGTAGAGGAATATGATAATGCTGTAAAACTAATGTCTGCAACTGATCAAGAAAGACTCGAAGCATTAAGTAATTCTCTAAAAGATTTAGAATTTAGTATCAATAACGTAAGTGCAAAGTGGTCAAAGTCTGAAGGACGTATTTCTTATCTGCAAGACACAATTCTAAGATATGAAGAAGAACGAGAAGAATTTGAAGAGCTTAACGAGAAGAATAAAATTTATGACATATTTTCATCTGCAATGTCCAAGAAAGGTATCCCAGTAACATTGATCAAAGACATGCTTCCTGTCTTAAATAATGAAATTAAAGATATCCTTTCAGCTGTTGTTCCATTCACTGTAGAACTAGAGATTGAAGATGGAAGTAACTCAATGGATGTTTATATTAATTACGGTGATTCTAGAAGAATTATTGAGTGTGGCAGCGGAATGGAAAAAATGATCTCATCTATTGCTATTCGTGTAGCACTAATTAATATAAGTTCTTTACCTAAGTCAGACATCTTTATTATTGACGAAGGATTTGGTGCTTTAGACGACTCAAATCTAGAAGCATGTAGTAGACTATTACAGTCTCTTAAGAAGTGGTTTAAGACAATTCTTATTATCTCACACGTTGATGCTGTCAAAGATATTGTAGACGATACTATAGAGATTATGTCTAATGGAAAGGATGCATATGTCAAGTATTAAGTTTGAATGGATAAACGAGTCTGATGAAAAGACTTTGCCTATCGATTGTCCTGTTTGTCATAATATGATAGTAACTGTTGAAGATGTTAATTCTTTAAGAGAAAAAGAGTGTTGCGCTGACTGTGATATAACATATTATTATCCTAACAAAGAAAAGTGGGATAAAGGATGGCGTCCGGACATAGTTAGAGATTGATAATTATATATTAAAGAGGTATAGTATGACTTACGAAGAGATTCATGCATTAGGCAATTGCATCGATGGTGTTTACAATAACTACTCTGACAATGGAATGAGAAAAGTAACAGCTAAACTAGAAGATTGCTGCTTAACTTTAACATATCAGACTGTAGTTCATATTGCTCGTGATCAAGGAATGCATTTGCAAACTCCAAGACTAAAAGATGAGTCTAGTCAAATGATTAGAAGCAGACTTAATATGATTAAAAAGACTTTTAGAGAGTGTTGTGATAGAACTCTCAAGACAAGCAAGTTAAACGAAAGTGACTTCTTTGAAACTATTTCAACAAATCCTTATACTCCTAAAAGAGTTGTTAAGTATTCAATGTCTGTATCATATGAAATAAGCTAATATGTCAAAGTCAAAGCAGCATCAAATAAGTGAAATAATTAAATGTGGCAAAGACCCGGTTTATTTCATGAATAAATACTTAAAAATACAACATCCTGTTAAAGGTTTAATACCTTTTAAGACGTATTCTTTCCAGGATGATTGTGTTAAAGACTTTAACGATCATAGATTTAATATAATTCTAAAATCTAGGCAGTTAGGTTTATCAACACTTGTTGCTGCATATTCTGTTTGGCAAGCGATATTTTATAAAGAAAAAAACATACTGATTATTGCAACAAAGCTAGCAGTTGCGCAAAATTTTATTAGAAAAGTAAAAACAGCTATAAAAAGTCTTCCTTCTTGGCTGGTTCTACCAGAAATATCAGCAAATAATAAGCAGCAAGTTGAGTTTACTAATGGTTCTCAAATAAAAGCTGTCCCGACAAGCGAAGATGCAGGACGTTCTGAAGCACTTTCGCTTCTTATTGTGGATGAGGCAGCTTTCGTTAGAAACTTTGACGAGCTCTGGATGGGTCTCTATCCTACATTGTCTACTGGTGGACGTGCAATTATATTAAGCACACCTAACGGTATGGGTGGTCAATACTATCAACTATATACACAAGCTGAAAAGAAAAAGAATAAGTTTAATCCTATAAAACTTATGTGGGATGTCCACCCTGAAAGAGACCAGAATTGGTTTGATACAGAAACCAACAACATGTCTGCAAGGCAGATAGCTCAAGAGCTTCTTTGTGACTTTGCGACAAGTGGCGAAACATTTTTTACTAGCGAGTTTATGATGGAACTTAAGATGCAGCAAGTTCCTCCAATTGAAATGAGTGGTCCTAACAATGCAGTTTGGTATTGGGATTATCCAAAAGAAGGAGTTAAGTATCTAGTATCAGCTGACGTTGCTCGTGGAGATGGCAAAGACTATTCAACATTTCATGTTTATAACTGTAAAGACTTTACTATAGACTGTGAGTTTAAGAGTAAGATACCTCCAGATCATTTTGCTTCTCTTTTATATGATGTTGCAAGAAGATATAATAAAGCTACAATATGCCCAGAGCAAAATGCTTATGGTTATACAGTTTTAATGAAGCTTCGTGATATGGAATATCATAATCTTTATTTTGAAAGCACAAAAGAAAAAAATAAGTATCTTTTTGGTGACAAGAACAATATAGGTAAAGCAGGTTATATAACGCGTGCTGATACGAGACCTAAAATGCTTTCAAATTTTGAAGATCTTGTAAGAAATAAAAGACTTAAGATAAAGTCTGTTAGACTATATGATGAGCTTAAGACTTTTGTCTATAAAAACAATAAACCTCAAGCAATGAAAGGCAAGAATGATGATTTAGTAATGTCATCAGCTATCGGTGCTTGGATTGCACACACAATGACAGACAGTTACTCGAAGAATGATAACGAAATGTCTGCAGCATTGCTCAAAGGAATGAATCGAAATTCTCATAAAATTAGTGAAACAAATATAAGTCCTTTCTATAATAATAGTATGACATCAGTTAATCCAAACGTTCCTATTGTAATGACAGATGGTCTTAAACAAAAGCTTAATGGAACAGGTTTGATAGGTAAAAAATCAGAATTTGATTGGTTATTTTAATGGCAGAAGAAAATTTATTCAAAAAGTTAACGACACTCTTTAGGTCTGGTCCAACAATAAAAAGAAAAGTTAAGCAGTTCAAAGGAAGTTCTGCTCCTTCATCTTTAGAAATGTTTAAGAAGGCGCATAGTGATGTTTATAATAGTACAATTAGCGCTTACGGATCTTACGATAGAATGGCAAGATACTCTGACTTTAGCGAAATGGAGTCAACACCTGAGATCTGCAGTGCATTGGACATTTACTCTGAAGAATGTGTAGCTGCTGATTCTGAAGGAAAAGTTCTTCATATTTTTACAGAGAATAGAAAAATTAAAGGTCTTTTAGAAAATCTTTTCTATGATACACTAAACATTGAATTTAACTTATCGATGTGGGTTAGAAACCTATGTAAATATGGCGATTTTTTTCTTTTCAATGACATTTCACCTGA